GGTGTACTTCATATTTGCCAGGATCTCATCGATCTCCTGAGAAACGGAAGCCAGGGCACGTGCGAGATAACGATCGCGCAGTTCCCAGAATGACTTGGACTCTTCACCATCACGGATAATGAAGGAGCTATAGATGTGGAAGTCAAGTCGAACATCGACTTCGTCAACACCAGCGTCGGACGTAACGATCTCATCGCCAACGTCCTTACGCTTTGCTTCCGAGCGCTGAGGGCGGAAAGCATGGACGATGTCGCCCTGCTTCGCAGTCTCGGTACTGTACTGCTTGTTGACCAGTGGGAGCATGAGGGTAGACTCGTCCAAAACAAGCAAGGACTCCTGCGCCCACATTTCAGGATTCAGAGCGGTCAGATCCTGGGTGAAGGTATTGTGAAAAACGAAAGGAACGATTTGGTTAACCTTAGTCATAATGATGACCTTATTTTTGTCCGCGCTTAGCTCTGGAATGTTCTTTCCACTTAGCGGGATCTTTTGCAATTTCTGCTTCTGAGACGTCGCCACCGGCGCCTCTGCGATTAGATCCGTTGAAGCCGTCCTTTAGGGCGGACTTGAACAGGTTGAAGTTGTGTGGTTGCTCTTTCATATGGGCAATAGCTTTGGATACGGGTAATTCAGCTACAAATGGTTTGCCATCTTCTCCCGTGCTGGGGATGGAGGTAATAGTATTGTAGCTGGTCTCGCCGGTGTCAGAACGAACTTCCACCAACTTAGTAGAACCTTGCAGGAGAGCGATCATCTGCTCGGGATTGATTGCTTCCTGCTCTATAGCAGCGTCTTGGATACTGCGCACAATGCGCTCATTATTGTATAGACCTTTCCAATGGTCGCGTTCGGATGAAAGTGTTGTTTCAGACTCTTTGCGAGCTTTTTCCAATTTGTTCTTCTCACGCTTGGCCAATTCTGACTCGGTGAGGAGTTTGTTTTCAAGCTCTTTGAGCCGATTGTCTTGTTCTGTTCGCTCCTCTTTAGTCATGTTGCCCTGGGTACGCAGGAGCTCGACTTCCTTCATAAGGTTCTTTGCGTTGTCATTCTGAGCCATGTACTTAGCCAGATCCGCCTTACTAATAGACACCTGATCGGGAGCAGCAGGAGGTGCATCGCTAGCAGGAGGTGCATCGCTAGCAGGAGGTGCATCGCTAGCAGGAGGTGCATCGCTAGCAGGAGGTGCATCTCCCTCGAAGGTGTTACGGAAAATAAAGGACTTGTGCATAGAGAAACTTTTGGACTTGTTCATATAATACCCTTTGCGTCTAAGCGGTTAGACTTTAGACAATGTTACTGATTCTGGTGTATCGATCCATCTAGCTAAATATTTCCAGGCCATAAAGCTTGGAATACCATACGCCTTCATAAGGAGGCGAGGTGTTGAATATTTTGTTGAGACATTTGCATACTTAGTAGACTCAATCTCAAGCACACGGAATTCACTCTCCGGATCTACACCATCAAGAAGAGCATAGGCGCATTCCGCGCAGGCTTTAGGGATTTCGTCAGGAACAGTGGTGTCACCGTTTCTGGGAAATGCGTTTGTTTGGTTAGCCACAGTCGGATAACCTTGGAGCGGGAGTGTGTTAATAAGTTCAGTAGCCAAATTAAGAGCTACCTGTTGCTGACCAGCCGTAGCATCAGTCCAAGCATCAAAAAAGAGGCTATAGTTTGTGAAGTACGTGGTAGCTTCCGTAATCGTTAAATATGCCGCCATGATTAGCTCCTCACGGCTTTTTTGTTATCGGCACTAAGACTTGAGTCTTGAGTGTCTTTTTCATTCGGCTCTTCGCCAGTAGCTAAATCCTCTACTCCGCGTGCAGCAGGATTGCTGCCTACCACGCTTTGTGCCGCTACAATCATAGCGGCGCGTTCAGCGCGTTGCTTCATAGCTTTTTCTGCTTCCCCGGAGGCATAACCTCTTATTTGGGAAACAGTGTCAGTTGTAGCCAAACCGGCTTCAACATCGGCATGAAGAGTATCAGGATCAACATAGGCGATTGGTGCTTCATTTATTTCCTTTGTAATCGTCTCCATTACTGTAATGGTTACACGTGAACCTAGTAGATTATTTGCAATCTGCCTAGAGACTTCTCTCTGGAACGTGGGACTTGGGTTTGTCTTCTGAATCTCAAGAAGGTCCTTAGCCTCCGCTATACGTTCGGCATCGCTCTTCAGCTCATAAGAGCGTGGGTAATTGATACTTCCAGGTGTTTCATCTGTGTACATACACCAGAAATCTTGGATCTTTCTCTCTGCTTTCTCAAGCTCTACACCGATAGATGCCAGACCAGATTCTAGACCATGATTGTCCAGTCGACGAGAGTCGGCTGAGCGTTGATCTTCCCGCATATTTGCTAGTGAAAGATGCATCAGCTGTCTGATCTCTTGAATCAGACTGTTCTGCTTATCCATACTAGCTTTAAGAGGGGCAGGAGAGGGGTGAATGTATGCAGGAGCATCGAAGCCCTTAGGATACCTTCTACCGGTTGTAGAACCTACTGAGACCTTTTTAGACGTCTCGCCCTCGTAATCCTCGTCCCGCTTAGCAGTCTCAACCAGCGAATTGGTTGGAATGTTATTCATGGCCTCTGAGGCTGGGTCATACTGCTCAACATAGAGAGGGAAGTTGGCCGAGTGTGCAAAGTGAATATCACTACTGTTCAAATTCAGCAAGGTTACTTGGTGGCGAGCTACGTCTTCCAGCAAACTAGAAGGCAGCTTTGCAATATAGAATGGTATCTCGGTGAGTTCAGTTAAGATGAACTCAGTCTCTTCGCCTTCATGAGAAAATGTGCGCCTCTCAACGAGACCGGCTTCATTGAATGAAAAGAGATAGTAATCGTGATCAATGCCACTTACCAGACCATGCTTTTCTTCAGCATCAAAGCAATGGCGTAAAAGAACATTCACTAACTGGTGGTTGGCATCGTACTTCCACGTGAGGATATCCTCAGCCTCATAAATGTAGGTATATGGATGAACCGAAGATGTTTCCAATTTAGATATAGCACCTTCAAGGTATGGTATATCTACAAAGAATCCAACACGTTGCATCCCAATTAGCTCAAGAATAGCCTCATTACCTATAAAGCTAGTCATAGTTGAGCCAGAGAGATCCACTCCACCATTTTCGCCAGTAACAGCATCCAAATAACTCTTCGGGCAGTTCGTGCGTACAACATCAGGTATACGATCGTAGATACTGTTCTTAACCTCATTAAGAGCAGCCTTAGCGTATGCCGGTAGACTAGTGAGTAGTTTTCTAAGCTCGAAATCGGCAGCCCTTTCTCTTAAGGTATATTTTTGCAAGTACTTCTCAATGTACTCTTTAGCGCTAAGGGAGATAGTGTCCCTGTATAATTCGAGTTCAGCAGCTTTGTAGTCGGGATGGCGGACAGCCGCCACGCCCTTCCCTTTAGTTTTAAATTTGAATACCATATATTCTCCGTAAATGTTAGACTGGGTATGTAGCTTAGACTGGGTCAGTCATGTCTTTAACCGTGCCTAGCCCGATTGAGAGGCCAAAGGCAACCTCAGAGTAGTTACGAGCATGGGCGTAATGGTCAGCCTTACTGTTGACATACCGTGAGATGGGATTACCATTCTGATCCTCTTTCAAGATCCGCATAGGTGCGCACATTTGCTCCATGTATTCCAGTGAAATATTGTTGGGCAAATGTATAGCCTTCAGTCTAAAGCGAGCCAATACTAAGTCTAACCAACTAGTACGGTGAACAGAGACAAAGACATTTGAGATGATAAGCTCGTCACTGAGTACATGTTCTGAGTAGTGACAAAGCTTTACCTTGCCTGGAAAGCGTTTGGCAAATTCCAAAGCCTTACGACGATCAGGATCTTTGTCTATAACGCAATACCTTACGTTGTACTGAGCCATCAATCCATCTAGGTCTTCAAAGTTTTTCACTGTTAGAGCTTTGACAACGGAAGGAACCGCGCGGGCATGGATCTCTTTAGCCTGTATGCTAGGTGGCATAGCCCAATCAGTTATCTCTACATTGAGCAGAGTACCAACATCAACACCCATCGTAATGTAACGATCGGGAGAGACATATTGTGGTGACTCGTAATTGCCCTTATTTTGTTCAACAGTAGGCAGGTCTAACTGAGCACCTTCCATTAATTTGGGGAGGCCAAGTTTGGAGTTATAATACTCCTGCATCTTGCTAGGCCGTTGTGTTCCCAGGAGGTATAAGCGGGCCAGTTCAAACGGCTGGATTGTCAGGCTATATAGTTGGTTGACCCTGTAGCCTTCGACAATTGTGTCGTTCATGGCCGCGACCCACTCAGCGGACTCATACCAATCTAGCTTCTGCCTGTGATCCAACTTATGACCGCAAGCGAGACATTTGTAATAAGAGTTGACGATATTTTTATCGAAGTGTGTCTCGGCAGTGATGACTAAGTTTTCGTGTTCAAGCTTAATCCTACGGGAGCAATGTGGACACTTGAAAAAGTAATGTGATTGAGTAGAGTCCATGAATAAGGCATTAATGCCGTACCCTGGAGCTGTCGGGGTTGATAGGTCGAACTCAGTCTTATTTTCCTGACCGCTGGCTCGTTCCTGGGCTAAGGTACGAGACTCTTCACTCATTTCGTCCAGCTCGTCAAAGACTAGATTACCAGCTGGTATCGACTTCAATTGGGAGCGTGAACGACTGGAGCGAACGTAAAGGCACGCGCTTCCCGCTCGTTTGAGTCCCAGGTTTTTGGTATCCGAGAATAGGTTCTGCAAATGTGGGCTCATCTCTAGAGCAGGATCAAATCGAGAGGCTGAGAAATCAACGGCATCCGGTCTTTCAGTAGGTAGTACGTATAAGACGGACTCCCCTAAAATGTCGATATAATAGAAAGCTCGATTAATCGCTGTTTCCGAATAGCCCATCTGGGCGCTTTTCTGCCCAATGATAACTGGACATTTGGAATCATGCATAACTCTAAGCCAGGGATGTCTCTTGAAGGACCAGGGACCGGCAAAGGGTTTCCCCATTATACGGTACTTTTCGGCCCATTCACTGGACCCTCGTATGGAAGCCCGGTCGAGACCATTAGATAAGCGCTCACGTAGAGCTCGCATTAGATTGTGCATATTAGAGTCCAAATGTATGAGCCTTGCGCAATAATGATTGCAAGGGTGAGTGTCTACTCGGTTGAGTTGTCTAAGGTCTGCAATTTGAGCAGGACGCTATTGCTTATATTTGCGTGAGCCGATTGATCAGGTACGTTTTCCTTGATTATCTCAAGGAGCTCATCGGCAAATTGCAGGATAGCTGTCTTAGATAGAAGATGACTAGTCTTTTCCTCAATACGCTGGCAGGACTCCACAGTCTTTTGAATGGTTTGGACCAGTTGTACAATCTTGGGTTGGTACATCAGCAAATCAACTGGACCTTTGCACTGATTGATTACAGTCTCCAAGGTTATTCGTGCAACCCCGATTTCCTCACGTAATGATAAGATTGAGTCACTACGTAGCTTACCGTTCATTTCGGCTTTGTACTTTGTTAGATTGTAATTCTGCATCAAGTCTTTCTCACGAACTACGCCGCCATGTTTTGCACAGTAAGGGGAAGTGGGTGTACGTTTGAGGGAGCAAAGATTGCCATTTTCGTCACTAGATTGACAACGGTCTTCTTCGCAGGTAAATCGAATGTCTGCATCAGCCATAATAATGGTCCAGGTTAATTGCTTTTATTTGCGAGAAACGTGATCAAAATAAGGGACTAAAGTAGATCGGTGTTTCTTGCGGGGTGTCTCTTCATAGAGTATAAGTCAGTTAATTGGTTTGTAGCCATAATCCCGTTGAGAGGTCTGAAATGATCACGTTTTTCGCGAGAAAGTGTTGATTGGTTGGTTGGTTGGTTGGTTGGTTGGTTGGTTTTGAGAAAATTTGAAATAAATTTTAGCAATCTGACCTGTTGGAATATTAGGATCGCTGCGTTTGGGCAAAATAAAACCCACCCTCCCTAAGGATGTGTATAGTGTATAAGACTACTTTCAAAACGTGTATAGCGTTAGCGTATAAGACTACTTTCAAAACAAGCTAGATGTATAAGGCTACTTTCAAAACAAGCTAGATGTGCGTTAGCGTATAAGCCTACTTTCAAAACAAGCTAGATGTGCGTTAGCGTATAGCGTGTAGCGATAGCGTATAAGCCTCCTTTAAAAAC